GGGTTTAGGTGATGATGCTGCTGCAATGCCAGATTTAGGCTTAGACAATGCTATGGGAGCAACACCAGAATCTGAGGAACCAGATGCTACAAGTAAATTACCATTTGCATTTAAAGACCGCAATATGAAAGGCGTCCAAGATAAAGAAAAACTCTGTGATGGTGGTCCTTGCCCAGAAGATGAAGAGCAAGTTGAAATCCCATTAAAAAATATTGCAGAGCAACTTGATATTCAACTTAATTCAATTAAAGAAAAACAAACAGCATATGAAGTTGATAAAGATGGTCTTTTAGACGTTCTTGAACAATTAACAGTAGATGCAAAAGTTGTTCCACATGGACACGTTTATCTTGCTACTGCTGCTGAAATACAACATGCAAATGAACTTTCCAAAGCAAAGAAAGTACAACTTGATAAAGAGTTGGAAGAAGAATATGGAAAAGTCAAACAAGAAAACAAACAATTAAAACAAAAAGTTTTAACATATCATTCTAAGATGAAAGAGTTGGTTCCCGTTACAGAAGCATTAGCAAACAAAGTTGAGCAATATGAATCTGTGGTTTCAACTCTTCAAGAGAAACTTGACAACTTAACATTATCAAATGCCAAGTTACTCTATAAAAATCGTGTTCTAAGCAACGCCTCCTTGAATGAGCGACAAAAGAATAAGATTGTCGAATCGCTTACGAACGCAAAAACAATGGAACAAGCAAAAGTAATTTACGAGACTCTTCAAAGCACAACGCAAGGTGCAAACTCTGCATCTGGACCAAAATCGTTGAGCGAAGCAATCGAAAGAAATTCTTCATCTGTTGTAGAGAGAATAGAAAAAAATTCAATAACTTCACCAGTTGTTGATAGAATGAAAATTCTCGCAGGTATCAAATCAAAATAAACATTTAAGGAGTTTATATTATGTCTATTATTCAAAAATTAACAGAAGGCATGGTCAATAGAGACTTACGTAAAGAAGGTCATGCCCTCGTTCAAAAATGGGAAAAAACTGGCCTTCTTGAAGGCATTTCTGATGAAAGAACTCGTCACGGTATGGCTCGTTTGCTTGAAAACCAAGCAAAAGAACTTCTCCGTGAATCCTCCAGCATGGCTGCTGGCGACGTAGAAGGTTTTGCTGCTGTAGCATTCCCAATCGTTCGTAGAGTATTCGCTGGTTTGATTGCAAACGACCTCGTTTCCGTTCAACCAATGTCACTCCCAAGCGGTCTTATCTTCTTCCTTGACTTCAACATTTCCTCAACAGCAGGTTCTGGACCAAGATTAGGATATGAAGCCAATGATTCCGTTTTCGGTCAAGGTGTCCTTGGTCAACAAATCACAGGCGGTGTTAGTTTAACTGGTGCAAACGCCGAAAAGGGTTTCTACAACCTTAACAACGGCTATACCTCACCAACTGGCTCTGTATCTGGTTTGACACTTACAGCCGTTGCTTCTGGTACTTTCGGCGCTGGTGCAACTGCTAATACAAATGGCGATGCATACCTTGATTCTTGGGTTCGTTACGATGCCGACTTTACATCTGGTTCAACCAAGTTGTTCGTTGGTTCCGTTGCTCTCTCCTCACTTACCCAATTCAACCTCAAAGACCTTGTTACCATTTCCTTCAGTTCTTCTGTTGGTAATAACGTAACTGGTTCTGGTGGTAGAACACGTTTGGTTAGAAGATTGTCAAAGATTGGCGATGGTTCAACTGTTGTTGGTGCTGCTGCAACAAGCAAGTCATTGGCCTATCTCGTATTTGCTTCTGATAGCGCCGCTGATGGTGCTGCTGTCAAAGCAGATGCAACTGACCAAACAATCACTCTTACCTTCGCCCAAACTGATGACTTCTCTGGAACACCAGCCGCTGGTACAACCAACGCTCTTGGTGCAGTAGTCGGTACTGATACTTGGGGCTTGGAAGGCAATACCGCAATTCCAGAAATCGATATCAAAGTCGATTCTGTAAGCGTTACCGCTGTTACCAAGAAAATGAAGGCAAAGTGGTCCCCAGAACTTGGACAAGACCTCAATGCTTACCACAACTTGGATGCAGAAGTTGAATTAACTTCAATTCTTTCAGAACAAATCGGCCTTGAAATCGACCGTGAAATTCTTGAAGACCTCGTTAAAGGTGCAACTGCTGGTACATTCTACTGGTCACGTTCACCCGGCCTCTTCGTCAACAAACTTACTGGCGTAGAAATTGGTTCTTCAACAAAGGCTCCAGACTTTACTGGTAACGTATCAATGTGGTATGAAACCCTCATTGAAACCATCAATGACGTTTCTGCTCAAATTCACAGAAAGACTCTTCGTGGCGGTGCAAACTTCCTCGTTTGTAACCCAGAAGTTGCTTCTATTCTTGAAATGACAGCAGGATTCAAAGCCAGAATCGCCGTTGACGACGATAAGGGTGAAGTTGGTGTTGTAAACGTTGGTTCCATTTCCAAGAAATGGGATGTATACGTTGACCCATACTTCCTCCGTAACGTAATCCTCGTCGGTCGTAAGGGAAGTTCCTTCCTTGAAAGCGGCTTCGTATATGCACCATACGTTCCATTACAAGTCACTCCAACCATCTTTGGTATCGAGGACTTCGTACCACGTAAGGGCGTCATGACCCGTTACGCCAAGAAGATGATTCGTCCAGACTTCTACGGTTTGGTTGTCATTCGTGGCATGTTCGGTGAGTCAGGCGCATAATAACTAAACTTTAGTTATTAACGACAAGAAGCCCTCCGATAGAAATATCGGGGGGTTTTTTGTTTCCAAATCTAAACTTAAAGTTTAGTTTGTATTTATCAAGTTATTTAACTACTTATTGTATGGCTGTTCCTACTTTAACTCCTGCTAGCACTTTAAGTGCTGTTGTTCTTCCTTCTGCTGGTACGCTTGGTGATGTTGCTGTTACATTACCATTTGGCATTTATTCTGATTCACCAGCATTTATATCTGGTGCAACAGACCAAGTTGCGTATGTTTACAAAAAACTTGGTGGTGATATATTAGATATTGAATTAACAACAGGAAATGTCTATGCTGCATATGAAGAAGCAGTATTAGAATATTCATACCTTGTTAATCTTCATCAAGCAACAAATGCACTTCCATCGATGCTTGGTAAATCAACTGGTTCGTTTGACCAAGATGGTGAAATTGTTTCTGGTGCTGTAAATGTCGCTTTAAAATATCCAAAGTATTCTCTTGATTATTTGAGAAACTATGGAAAAGCATATGCGCTTGAAGGAGGTTTATCATCAAATGACCCAATTTATTCAGCATCTTTAAATACGATTGTTGATATTCAAGATTATGATTTACAAAACATAATTGAATCTGCGTCTGTTAGTGGTATAGATGTTAACGGGAACAATGTTCCATATGCAGGTAAAGTAGGTTCAAAAAAAGTTGTTATAAGAAGGGTGTTTTACAAAACTCCTCAATCAATGTGGAGATTTTTTGGTTACTATGGTGGTCTAAATACAATCGGTAATATGTCTTCTTATGGTCAATATGCAGACGATAGTACATTTGAAGTTATCCCAACATGGCAAAATAAACTTCAAGCAATGGCATATGAAACAGCAATATATACAAGAAACTCACACTATTCATTTGAAATCAAAAACAATATGTTGAGACTTTTTCCAGTACCAAATATTGCAACTCCACAAAAGTTTTGGGTTGAATTTACAATTCCATCAGACCCTTGGACAGAAAGCGAAGAGGGAACGGATACAGGCGTAAATGGTGTTAATAATATGAACACTCTTCCATTTGCAAATATACCATATGAAAGTATAAATTCAATTGGTAAGCAATGGATTAGAAGATATGCACTTGCTGTATGTAAAGAAATATTAGGTCATGTTCGTTCAAAGTTTAACACCATTCCAATTCCCGGCGAATCTGTAACATTAAATGGTCCTGCTTTATTATCAGAAGCAACAACCGAAAAGAAAGAGTTGCGTGATGAATTAAAGACAATTCTTGCTGAAATGACTTATCCAAAGATTGTTGAACAACAAGGAACATTATCTGACAATCTTCAGAAAGTTGGACAGAAGATACCATCATTGGTATTTGTGGGATAATAATGTCAAAAGTAATTCCTATTGCTCCCTCTACAATTGAAACAATAGATATGGCTTTATATAATTGGCTAAATGTAGATATAGATGTTTATTCTACATTTGAAGATGGATGGAAAAAAGTTCCAATAACTTGGTTATCAGCCGAAAGAACACATCAAATAAAAGCAAATAAAGATATTCGTGATTCATCTGGAATGGTTAAACTACCATTAATAACTGTTGAAAGAAAATCAATTAGCAAAGACCCTACAAAAACAGGCACAATACCAGCAAATATAAGACCAATTAACGATTATAAAGGCGGTACAATCACTATCAGTAAAAGAATTAACCAAGATAAAACTTCTAACTTTGTTAATGCTGCACAAACAAAAACAACAACAACATCAGGTTCAGAAAATAGACAACAATATAGAAC